CATCGGCGCCGTGGCGAGAGCTACATTCCACGGCGCCGCGTTGACACTCTCAGCAACCATCCGGATGACAACAGGCGGCACACGATAAACTCGAGCGGCGAAATCATAAGCACCAATCCACATTTGGGCCGACTCGCCTGCCAAGTAGTGTGCCTGAATTGCAGTTTTAGCGCGATTGACATAGCGCCCGTGCACTCCCTTGGTATGTCGCAGGGTATGTTGAACAGCTTCCGCGATCAAAGGGATGTGACTAGTCATAGGCAACAACCCAAGCGCCTTGCCTCGCGCCTCCATTGTAAGTCTCTCTTCTGACATGGCCGTTGGGGTTTGAAAAGCACCATACTTCATGAGACATTTGTAAGTCGCACCAGGCAAAAACTCAGTCTCAGAAATTGGCCACATTATCATCGAGCAATATCGAATAGCCTCAATGGGCGAATCGAATTTCAACTTCGGATTAAAACCAGCATCCATAAACAACTGACAAACCAATGGCGCAACGTGTTCATCAGCGATTGCCAATGCGTCATCTCCCATAATTGCTGCATTCACCACTCCATAATTTCGCACTGCTTCTGTCCAATTAATATTCTCTGCCAGAACCTCGAACTCCGGTTTGGTCAACTGATACAGCAATTGCACATTGTTCGGAACTGGTGCATAGCCATACTCAGACAACACAACTAAAGCCATCCAAGCAGCGTAGTGAACGGCCGCATTTGCGATTGTGTTGGTAAGTGTAGTACTTGGCATTCCACTGAGATTCCATGGCTCTTGACGCATAAACCTGACTCCAAAGCGAGTTGAGCCTCGTTTGGGTCCAGTTTGCACAAGGTTCCACACAGCGAATCTCTGGCCGTAGAGACCATAGTCGCGATAGTATCCTGTGATGAAGCGTATAGAGTCGTCGCCGAAAGTTCCGTCAAACTGGCTGCAGTCGTTTTCAAAGTTCGTATAGATCGGAAAAGCGCCGGTACCGTCCGATTCACGGCTATACCGGCAAACTCCATGACAGAGGCAACATTGTGCACTAACTTTTCCGACGTGGGCAAGCTCTGCAAGATGCGCTCGTACGCTGTCGAGGCTGGGTCTTTCGCTAGCTCGAGCAAACCTCGAACAGTTCCAACGATTGTCCCGTACGTCATTCCCGCTGCTTGAACAACGCTGCGGGCCATACTGTCGCCAACCGACAACACTTCCGCCATCGTTGGTACGTTCAAAGTCTGGACTCCGCTGATTGCGTCTGCTGTCACACGCTTTGCATAGTCCATACAACTCTGTAAACCAATGACCGAGGCGTCCAGCAGAAGCTCCAGACGTGAAAAAGATGCCTGAGTGTCGTGATAAGGCACCATCCCAGTCGTATTTGAGTACTTCTGCAAGTGCAATAAAATATGGTCCAAGAGCGCATTTGACCAAGTCTGGACATGAGATGATATTTCTCGGGGAAGGTTCTTGATGCGGTCGGCCTGTGCAGTTACAAACTTTACACTCTCGCTTAACGAAACACGATAGACGTCGGAGATCCTTTGCAGAATATCGTCCGTGTACAACTCGTTCCATTGCTTCAGCGAGAGCACGAAGCTGTTGACCTGTGTATCGACCCAACCAACGAGCATTTGACCATGCATGTGCACGACGGTCATAATGTCGGAACCGAAGTCGACCAGGGAGGCACGATAACCTGACCATGGTAGCGAATAGATCCCAGACCCCAGACTCCACAATAGGTCGCTGCATACCGACGCGGTTTGCCAAGCTCGCAACTTGATTTGCGAGACAGCTTGCGGCAACGCTGAGAGCAACCCACGCGCAGTGTAGTCCAATGAGCTGGTAGCCGATCGCCCCAAAGAGGTCACATCTGATACCATCCCGCTGATATGTTCCACTGTTTGGCCGCCGTGACGAAGTACGACGAACGCCGACGGCAAAATCGCTGCTGCGAGGCTTAAGAACGCCACAATAAGTATAAGCCAAAACAGGTATGGAAGGGTCGAAGCGATAAAATCCCGTTGAGGAATGAGCAAAGATGAATGTCGCCCAACTGCAAGTGACAAGTAGTCCTGCAACTGCGGTCCCATGCGTTTTCGCCGACAAACAAATTGTTCCACAAACCGCTGCCAACCCATCGACAAGGAGCTAGGTGGCATTGGTGAGGGTGAAAAATAATAGATCTCGTCCGTTGAAGACGGGCCCCACCAAGGCACTAAAACGGAATCATCCATAATCATGTCAACGCCCAACCCGCGATGTGAAGCCACATAATCGTTCCATGCAAGTGCGGCATACTTCGCTCGGGCGGTTGCGTTAGCAGTTAGGTCAATTCCTGCACCTATGCCACCCAATTCAGGTGCATTATCCCGAGAAGATAACTTGTAAGCAAGAAAAGCAGTATGGGCCGCTGTCAAACACATCGTGTTGACAATCGGCCGCTTCTCACCCGCTGCTGCGGCCATGAATGCGGCACTAACATCAATCGCCCCAAGCAATTGAGGGTCAATGTTTGGCCACAACGGGCGCTCGGGCGCTCTCGGACCAACACGCTCTGCGGGTGTTGGCTCCGGCGTGCGCAAACGACTTGCGATTTCAACCGGAGCTACCTCGCGAGCTATAGTCCAAGCACGACCGGCCTCTGACATAGCCGCAGAAACAACGTCAGGACTCCGCACACTCACTTGTGG